GTTTTAGGTAATTCGTATTTTCCTTTTGCTATTTCAATTTCTTCACTTGAATTATAATGATTTTGCATCATTAGCATTTTTAAAATTAGACTTATCATAATTGAACTACTTCTACGTGAATATAAATACTAGAAGTAGTGCCAGCAGGACTTTCTTCTATTAATAATCTAAATGTAGTAGTGCTTGAATCGTCTTTTTTAAATAAGACACCTAGCATATCATTGTCTAAGTTTCCTGTGCCTGCAGATTCAACGTCGCTACTAATTTTAAAGTCACTTGATGTCAATAATCCACTCGGAATAGTTACTCTAATTTCAACATATCCGCCTGAAGGAGAACCAACCCTTGTTGCGCTTATTAAGTTACCTGTAACAGGCCAGCTAGTAGCTGCGTTTGCAATATCTATTGGTCCTATTCTACCATAAGCTACCGTATCTAGCCCTATTAAGCCTACGATAGCTTCCTCGACTGCTCGATGTTCTGCAGCCGTTATATTTGAGCCAGTGGCTAAATTTGCTGCGATTAAATCTAAAACCTGTTGCTTTGTCATTTTTTTTATGCGTTATAATCTGAAGGGGAATAATCTAAACTTGAGTAATCGCCAGTTTCTGGAGCTGGCTCTGTCACTATTCTAAAATCGGTTAATAACTCAAAATCTACTTCGCCAGTAGTTAAGTCGGTTGTAAATTTGTTAATAATATATCGCTTATCTCTTATTATAATTCTATCATTTAGCTTTAAAATAGTTAATAAGCTAATCGGTAAAATACCTTTTACTTTTACTATTCTAGATTTTTTGCTAAAAATGTTATTTAGATAATTTAAATAGTAATTATAAAATAGTGTATTTTGTTCTATTCTATTAGTATAAGTAGACTGCTCGGTTCCGAAGTTAATCGTATAGTTATCCCCTCCGATATTAGTATCCTGCCCAAATAAATTATAACTATTTACTTGAGTTGTTGAGCTTCCATCGTTAAAATAAAAGCTCTGCGTTTGAATAGTTCCGTAATCGTATAAAAATACTGGGTAAGGGATATATGGATTAAAATTTGAGTCTAAAGAATACCCGACCTGAAGGTTAGAGTCGCTAAACTTAGTCATTAACATAGTCTCGAATGGGAGTTCGATAGTGTACTCTCCTCCGTCTATATCCATATCATAAAGTAAATCTCCATAAGGTGTTTTGCTACGAGATAGGTATTCTACCGCCAAGAAGTTTTTAGCCTCTGCAAACTTAAATCTAATGCTTTTATAAAGCTCTGGTTTACTTATCTCAATATTATCGCTTATAATATATTTAGATAAGTCTCTAATAGTACCATTAAAATACCAGTTTTCTAACTGCTCTAAAAAATAGGTTTCTCCATCGTAAGAAAAGCAGGTTAAATTGAACGCCTTTAAGATACCGCTAAAAAAATCTTCTATCTTAATGTCTGGCATAAAGTCAGCTATTGTAATGCTGGAAGAAGATGTTTGTGCAGTGCTTTGTGTAGCCGTAACGTTTTTAACTATTGTATAGGACGGCGTGTATTTAACCGTTTGAAAGAAGTATATACTTGTAAAAGTTACTGGTGATTGTGATGAAATATAAAACGTATATTGTCCAGTCCCATCTAAAGGAAGGTCTATATACATTTCGGTTATTTGAGTTAAATACGTCTGCTCATTTAATTTAACTCCGTTCTTATAAACGTAAATCGTAAACTCTACTGCATCTTCTCCTATTGAAGGGTCGCTAAATGTAATTCTTATATTAGACTTTTCTAAAACCTCTGGATAAGTAGGCTCGGTATAGCTTAAAGTATCTGTAAAAACATTAAACAAGCCAGCGTTTCCAGTTGTAGAAGTAGCCGTATTAAAATTTATTTTAGATGGAGTAAATTTAGGAGTAAACTCATTAGCATTTTTTAGCCACAAGAAAGACCTTTTAAATCTGTCATCTGTTAAAAAACTGCCAGAGAAAGTAATATCTAAATTAGAGGCAATCTGCGAAAGTAAAGCCGAAACTCTAACCGCTGGAAATAAGTCACTAAACCTAATAGGCGTAGCACTTTTAGAAATATCCCAAGCTCCAGGTATTGCGGTATCATATTCCCATACATTTTTAGAGCTTATTAATGGAAACTTAACGTCTGAATCTACAAGTGAAGTAACTCTATTTTTTACCGTAGTTCCTGAATAGCTAAATCCTAAGCTTGAATAACTTAAATCCCTTAAAGATTTATTATCAAATAAATCCTTTAAGGATATGATAGAGCCAAAGAAAGTAATTTGATAGTTATCTAAATTACCGTTCTTAAATTGAGCTTTCTCAAGCTGAATTTTACCTACTCTAAAGGGAATTGTGTCTAGCTCTATGTAAGCGTTCTTGCGTTTTCTAGCATCGAATCCATTCTCTACATCGTTCTCGTACCAGTGCTTAAAAATAGCGTTATTTATAGGAGTAGCAGGAACGGTAAAAGACTGACTAAAATCTGTAAAGACTTTAGAGATGTCTGCAATATCTTGAACGCTAGACGTAACACTTATCTTTTCATCGCTGAATAGTTCAATTCGTCTTGCCTTGCCTTGCTCATCGTAAATATATAACCCTACTACTATCATTAAATTACATTATTAATAAGATTAAATGCGTACTCGAAATCTATTTCGTAGTTAATATTTCTATCTTTTAACGAGGTTTTAATATCGCTAGATTGTGTCTTAATTTCTACAGGTACATCGTCTAATAAAACCGTTTCCGATAATAGCAAGTCTTGTATTAGTTGGCTATAATTTTCAGAAACCCAACCCGTATTTAATTTAATACTTTGCTTACCGTTTACGTTAAGAGAAGCAGTTTGCGGTCTCTTTGGGTTATAATCAACCGAATCAGATAATAGATTGTAAGGCGTACCCATTACATTTATCGAACTAGACTTAGCCTTAAAAAAGGTTAAGAACTGCCAGCCACCATAACGATTAACAAATTGACATTGTACTGGTGTATATTTATGCTCGCATATTGGAGACACCGTAAACGTCTTAGTGATGCTTACCGTAGTCCCTGCTGGCTTCCAATCTAAAGTAACCGTATTACCATTGTCAAATTTTGCAGACGTTGTACGAACTGGAACCTTAATAACTGATTTAGCATTCGTGTCGTAGGAAACTACTACCTCATTACGACCGTTCAAATCCTTATAAGATACGTCTACTTTGCTTGAGCCGTTAGCGGTAAAATCTACAAGCGCATTTATGTAAGGATATTTCGAAGATTCAATTCCTTCTTGATAGGTTATTTCTATACTTGGATTTGCTAGACAAACAAATAAGCTACTAGCGTCTGTTTCATTATATCCATCCGTGTATAAAGTGTAACCGTTTACGCCGAAATGGTCAGTGGTATCTAAAGTAGAGTAAGAACCTGGAGCTGTTTCTTTGTATCTAATTACTCTTACGTTAGCAAAAAGCGTATTGCCACTATCTACACTAGAAATAGTTTCGATATATTCTTTAATATATTGAGATATATTATAGTCTGTTCGTAATTGAGAAGACGAAGGTACTGATTTTGATAGTGTATAAGTCGCAGTAGATGGAAGCGCAGAGCCTCCAGCAGATAAAAACAGTTCAACTTTAGAACCTACTTGACTAGCCTCGTTTACAGTAATAAAATAAGGGCTTCTAGCGTTAATTATCATTTTATTCTTTTTAAATTATATCCTACTAAAGTTTCAATATCTTGAGCATAAGCTTTCATCAAATCTGTTTCAATGTATTTTTGATAGCCTCTAATAAATGGTTTAGTAAAAAATAGACTAGGCTTTATTCCTTTTTGATAAATACTCCTAGTAATTAAAAAAGCAGTAGATTTATAAGTCAAAAACCTTCCAGTTTTTTTATCTCTAAATTGTATTCCCTTTTGTATTACCCATTTTTCAATTCCTTTTGTTAAACCTCCTTTTACTCCTTGTTTTTTGCCAAATTGAAAACCTTCTTTTTTATAATCGTTACGAGTTTGAAATTTGCCGTTTACTCCTTTTACTCCTTGGTCTTGATAGAATCCGTAGTCTTCCATCGTAAACCCAATCAAAGAGTAATTATCTTCAGTTAAAATTTCGCCTTTTATGCTTTGGTATAATTTTAATGTATTTTTTTTCTTGAGCTTACTTAGGTTTGCCCTCGATTGTTGAACTACATAATTTTTATATTTTTCTAAAAGCTCAGAAGTTTTCTTTAACTCTATTAACATAATGTCATGTCATTAGGAATACTAACGTCAAACGTTAGTGTCCATCCTGCTATTTTGTTTTCGAATCTATCTACGAACGGCTCTGCGCTTGGCTCTCCAGTTACTTGTATTAAATTAGAATACAAATAACCCCTTACTAAATCAGCGGTAAGCTTAGAGGCTATTGCAAGTTGCGTATTTAATACGTCTTGCTCATTGTCATTGCCCTCCCAAACGTCTGTAATTTCAGCCTTACTTTCGTCCACTAAATCCATAAATAGAATCGATAAATTTAAAGACGTAGTATTTTCGGTAAGTTGCGCACTATTTACAATGATATGAGCTAAAGGATAAATAGTTTGCTTGCTTAAATCAATAGTAAAAATATCTCCAATGCTAACAGTATTAATGAAATCATTAGACTTCAAATAATCCTTTAAAGTTTTTACGACATAATAATATCCATTCATTATTTCTTATTTATCATTTTAATTTCCAAATTCGTTTTTTGCTTTTCAAACGTTAAAAATGTTAAGCACTGGTTAAGTGGAAGTTTTGAAATTTCATTAAATCTTCTAACGTCTCCTTGAGCGAGTGCATAGATGGAATTATACCACCCCCATCGTTTTCCGAATTGTGCTTGTTCACTATATTCATTATCGTTGGGTTCTCCTCCAAATAAGTCAGGGTATTTTTCAATAATTCTTTGCCTAAATGATAAAAAAAAACCATCGCTCCAAGAACTACGTCAACTGGTGCATCTTTCATTACCTCTGCATAAACATCAGAACCTTTATATTCTTCTATCGAATATCTATTATATTGCTTTTGAGTTATTGGTCTATAAAGTACCGCCATAGCTCTGTGCATATTATCCCAATTACCAACATAGGTATCAATATCAACATATTCACCCTGTGTTATTTCGTCAAGATTAGGTATAAAGCCATATTCAATTCCACGCATTTTGAACGTGTTAATAAATTTATGCTTTGCATTAAATAATGCTCCAAGTTGAGCTGTTATTTCAACAACATCTCGATGCCTAATATTGGCAACCTCCTTTAATTCAATACCGCAAAAAATTTGCACCATCTTTTGATGCAAAAATTCACTTTCTTCGTTTTCCTTAGCAATTTTTAAAAATTTCTGATACTTTTCTAAAGAAATTTCATTTAGGCTTGTAGGAACATTCAGTTCTAGCTTCATAATGTATAAACGTTAATTGTTGTTTTTTGTATTAGTAGACGAAATACTTGCCGTTGTTGGGATTAGATAGCTGATAGAAGACGTTGTAACGTATGGCATCGATGGCATGGTTAAAGTTATCGACCACAAGTCCAGATTTCTTGTCAGAGTATATGTAGTTATTAAGTTCTTTTCCAATGTTTTGTGAGTTAGTTTCTATAATTAGCTCGTAGTCTTGCATAAGAGCAAGTCCAGCGGTGATACTTCCAGCTCCTTTCTCTGTTGCTATTATATTACAACCTTGAGATGAAAGCTCTGCGATAAGTCTAGGCTCAGCACTATCCGCTACGATTAAGCCTTTGCCACATATTCGCTTATTAATATGCCCTATCTCGCTAGTTGTTAGCTTAGGTTTATAAAGATGCTCTTTAATATAGATTCGCTTTTTGTTCTTATCGATGGCTACTTCTACCAATGTGGTCGGGTCTATTGAAAACCCAAAGTCTTGACCGAAAGAGGTTTGTAAGTTATCAGGGTTAAAATCTCCAAATTTCCAGTTAGTAAATACTACCCCTTCCGCTTTGTCTAGCCATCCACCTAAAATCGTATGCTGGTACTTTCGTGTATTATTCTTTTCTAAATTCTCTATTTGATTAAGGAATGATTCGCTTAAATAATCAATATTATCTTTATAAGTGGTATGTATGTAGGTGGTATCGCCTTTGGTTAAAGACGTTCCCTCTTGAACTCCTTTCTCTTCAAAGAATCGATTATAAATAAAGTGTTCTTTGGTGGTCGGGTTAAGAATAAGAATAACTCGGTTTTGTCTGTAGCTATTACGAATCGAGAAGTCTATCTTGTCGAATACGTCCTCGTCTACTAGCTCTTCTGCCTCGTCAAGCACGAACGTAGTTACACCCGATAAAGACTTTAAGTTTGCAGTTTGCGTACCGCTAGAGGTCTTAATACCCTTAAATAAAATCTTTGAATTTGTGCGAGTGTTAATAATCTCGTCTTTTGTAATATAGAAGTCTGATTCTAGCCCAGCCATTTCTATCTTTTCAACGAACTCTGGGATAATTGACACGTGAGCCGAGACCAAAGTGTAGCGAGTAAATAGTATAACGTGTCCGACTTCGTACGTTAAAAGCAAAAGGAAGGAGTTTAAGGCAAACGATTTGCCCGAACCCCTCCCTCCCGTAATTACAAAGTAGCGAGAATCGCTTTCAAATAGCGGAACGTATTTACTATTTAGTTCTATCACTTAAATTTAACAATATCTTTTATGTCGAAATCGTTAATCGTATGCACATTGTTTTGGTCTACCACTTGCTTAGGCATTCCGTACTGGTATTGAAAGAATAGTTTTACTGCCCAGTCTTTGTGGTCTTCTAATGCTTGGGCTAGTACCGCAAAAGCTTTTGGCTCTAATGGTGTTAGCTTTTCAACTAAGGATTGTTCCTCAGCTTTAGACTTACGACCAGCCCCTTCTCTTGCGCCTCCTCTTTTGTCTATCTTATCCATTGTTTTCGTCTTCGAATACGTTGTAAACTTGTCTAATTTGTGAGATATAATCTCTCCAGCATGAAGCGCAACTTGACTGCTCTAAACGAAAATTAAATATTCTAAAGTAAATATCGGACAACTCCCATTGAACTTGTGGAACTATTTCGTTTTGTGGCTTAGAGAAAAACTCTTTTAGGTATTCATAGTCTTCTTGATTTAAGCACTGAGGCTTGCGATAAGACCATAGTTGGTTAAGTTTCTCTTTGCGTTCATCGCATCCGCAATCCCAGTCGAGAGCTTTAGAAAGCATTTCTACACCTTTCTTAATTCCTGTAACGGTTGTAATCGCCTCAATGGTATCACCTAAACCCTGAGCATTTGCAAAAGTAGCTACCTCTTTAGGCTCTACGTCAATTGATTCTTTGTTTGATTTTCTTGCCATAACTTTAATTTTAATTTACATTTTTTAATGGTATTGTAAACGCTCATAAACCCTATGTTCGTTTCCCTTGATAATTTACGTATTGAAATTCGATTGTTAACCCAAAGCATAAATAGCTTTTTGTCGTACCAGTCCCAAGTATCAATAAACTCTATAAACGGCTGGGCTAATTCTTCTGCTAGTTCGTTGCTTTCATCCTCTCTTAAGCTGTACTCTATATCCTGAGTTACTTCTACCTTAACCACTTTCTTAGAATGTAAGTCCATCGTAAGGCTTCTAAGCGTATAGTAAAAATAAGCCTCGTTAATATCTTTGCCATAAACTTTGATGTATGCTTCTTGGACTACGTCTTCGGCGTAATTGACTTCGCCAAACTTCTTAACTATTGAAACCCAGTGCTTGTGACGTGAGTAGATATGCTCCATTAAAGTAGGTAAATATTTTCAGCTACTAATTTCCAGTAAATCTTATCGTCAGCTTTTTGGCAATACTCACTAATCATTCCGCACATATAAAGGCAAAGCTCCCTAGCAAACATCTTATTACCCGTAAAGTAATAAGCATTATTCATTAGCGAAGCTGCTCTCTCGTCTGGTTTCATATTGATTTACTTATTTCCCTATTGATATACCATCTAGCCTTTTCTAAGTCTTGTCTTCTATTGCCTTTCTTATCAGCTCTTAAAATGTATTTGATTGCATTTCCTAAAGCAAAGTTTAGCTCGAAAGAGTCAATAATATCTATAACTTCAATGCCATTGCCTTGGTAGTGCTTAGGATGATTAACTAAACTAAGTTTTTCGTGAGGTTCTACGTAGTTCATTTCGTTTTAGTTTCGCAAAGTTTAATGAAAAAAAATGATTAAACAAAATTTTTAAACATTTATTTCATAGGATTTTAGTAAAATGTTTATCTGAGTATTCAAAGTTTCTTTCTTTGTATCGTCTAGCCTTGCCATTTGAATCCCGATTCTGTAAAAATAAAGCATTGCCTCCGCAGCGTCTACGAATTGCTCGGTCGCTCTCATGCCTTCTTCGCTATAATCACCCCGAGGTAATAGTATTTCTACTACCTTATTAAGCTCGGTTAGTTGCTGGTTAGTAATTGACTTAACCCTTTGTCTATTTGCTGGGTTTCCTATCCACTCATCTTCGATAATATGGATTAAAGCCTGGCACATTGTAAAATACGTAAGTGCTTTGTCTTTGTCTTCTTGACTTAACATTATTTTAATAATTTATAAATCGCTAATTTCATAACTCGTGCATACCATAGGTAATTTTTAAAACTTAAAATTGTGTTCTTTTTCATTTATATTTTTCGTTTAAATAATTTTTAATTTCTCTTACTCGTAAAAATGCTAATCTTCTTAGTGGGTCTATCCCAAATACGATTCGTTCCTTTTGCGATTTAAGACACGAATGCAAGTCGTTAATATAAATCCCTTCCTTGAGCATAAATCTCTCGTTAGGTTTAAGTAATTGGGCCTCTATCCATTCGATAGCTTTGGTCTCGTTTGTCGTTAGCATAATAAATCTTTTAGTTTGCATAAAATCCCTAGGCTTGTATTATTGTCTCCACCTTTTACATCCTTTCTAGCCTTACCTTCCTCGACTAATTGCTTTAGCTTTTGTTTTAGCTGGCTAGTAGATATCAAAATAGCTTGGTCTTCGGCTACTTTGTAAACGTAAAAGTCTGCTTGGCTTGTTGATATTCCGCTAGGCTTACCTCTTGACCAATACTCAATATAAACGTTTCCAGTTTCTGCCGTTCTTCTATCGCTTTTAACCTCTACTTTTTTGTTAGTGACTAGCTCATGAAACCAAGTCTCCCCATCTAATTGGCCAAACTCTAAGTCAAACTTAAAATCGTTGTTAAAATTCATAGCTTGTTTATCTCAAATTCGATTCTAGGGTTATCCTTATCTATAAATTTGTGCATTATTAGCCTATGGCATAGCCTATCGTTCTCTATTACTTTGCAATTTTGTAAACAATCTAGAATTATCTTTGCAGAATTGTCAAGGTCTGAGCGGTTTGATTGAAAAAATACAAAAATTTCAATGGCAAATTTATCCTTTACGGTTTCAATTTGCCTACCGGTTGCTGCAGCATATTGCCAAATAAATCTTTGCTCGTAATCTTTTAGCTCCTTAGATTTATAAAGTCGGTTATTACCTATCTTATATCCGTTCGATTTGCTTGGGACTTGACCTAGTATAGTAATCATTTGCTTAAAATAAAATTACCCCATTGATTAGCCATTGCATCTGCAATACCTGGGAATGTTTTAGACCTCAATTTACTCCTTTCTTCTTTTGATTTTGCGTTTAATAAAGCATTATAATACCACATTGCTTGTTTTTTTTCTTTACCAGTTTTCTTGTCTATCCAAGTAATAAATTCCCCCTGTCTTTTGTGGCTGTTACTTCTTGACTAAATAAATCAGGCTCTAATTGATATTTTAATTTTGGAAGATTTTTAAGCCATAAACAAGTAGTTTTTTGAAATGGGTCTCCAAAATAATAAGGCTGAATAATTTGGTCGGGCTTTCTAAATTCATTGCTCATTATTCCAATAGGATTTTCTACTGCAATATGCTCAATAGGTGCGTTAATCATTTCCATAAAAAAATCAATACCTTGTTGCTGCCTACCATCTAAACGCTTTTGCTCAAAGTATCTAGCTCCTGAAACGGTTAAGTGTGTGCAAGGTGGAAACGCTATCATCATATCCCATCCTAATCCAATTACTTCAAATATATCTTTCTGGTAATGCCATTCAGGATGACCTCCGCTTTCTTCTTGTATGTCACAAGAAAAAGCTTCAATTCCTAATTTTCTCAATCTTATTGTTACGGCTTGACTTTCTTCACAAGCGACTAAAACTCTTTTCATTATTCAATAGGTTTAATTTCTCCGTCTTCGGTAAGATACGCTTTAAAGTCTGCTAAATTTTCGATAAATTCTCGATAACATTGAGCCTTGCAAGCCATTACAAGCTCATCCTTTGAGCCGTACTTGTTTACATTTGTGGCGTAGATTCTTTGTTTGTCTTCTAAACTAGCCTCGTAAATTCCAAATTTTACGATGTAGTCGTAAAGAACGTGGAGGCCACCGGCTATCCAATTCATTTTTATATTTCGCTCATGGCATCTTATCATTTCTTGAGCGTACATATTAGCTGAGTTAATCGCCGCTATCTTTAAATCTGCATCGCTTGGAATTTCTTTTACCACTTCTTCTATTTGCGGTACGGTTATCGTCTCTTGTCTAGCGTAGTCGATATAAGCTTTCATTATTCGCCCAAAGTATTCGCAAGAAAAGTTCTCATAACATTTAGCGTCTACGTTTAGCTTACCACTTACCGCCCAATCAAAGGCTAGCTTTATCTCCTCTGGTGTTTGGTTTCCAAAGTTCGAGCGTATAAAATTTAGTAAGACAAACTTCTCCTCTTCGGTAGGCATATTATTGCCCCTAAGGCCGACTAAAACCATGGCATAGCGTAAGACTTGCTTTAAGTCTTCTTCGTGTCTTACACGTAAACTTTGAGTGCTCTGCGCTTTTAATATAACGTCCGCCGTTACGTTACCAGTTCTTAATGGCTTCCATTCTTGCTGCACTAGTCCCGAGTTTCGGTTCGTTTGTTGTAGCTCCATTGTTTTTAAATTTAGAATTGTTATTCATCCAAGTTTTAACTCGTCTGCTAATATCAAAGAATTTTTCCATTTCCCATCGCTCCTTACCTTTATTATTTTTTTCCGTCCAATAAGAAAAGAAATTGTCGTATTCGTTCCCAAGTTCTAAAGTGTAAGGCGAAAGCATTTCGCTAAAAGATACTTTACTTTCTTTTTCTTTTATTTCATTTACTTTACTTTCCTTTACTTTACTTTGTTGAACGGTCGTTGAACGGTCGTTAAGCATTCGTTTTTCGGCAGATGCTTTTCCAGCCATTTTGCGTTGCTCTTTCATTTTAAAGTATGGCTCTAAGTAAACTAGCATTTTAGGGGAAAAGAACTTTTGTTCATCGTCTACATCAAATAGCTGGTAATTACAAATAGTAGTTCTAATTTTTGGCTCCGATACTCCAAACTCTTCGGCTAGCAAGTCTATGTCTTCAAGCGGATACATTAAGTCTTGTTGCTCTCTTAATGTCTCTAATAACATAAAATAAATTCCGTAACCCTCGACTCCTAATTCTTTCCTTAGCCGTCTAATTTTTCGGTCATGTCTTGCATTACAAAAATGCGGAAAGTAAAATGCTTCTTTTTCCATTATAAAATAAAAAAAGCCAGTCTGCGTGGTAGAGCAAATCTGGCTTCGGTTTTTTAAACCCTTAAAATAACCCGAGTGCTACCACACGCTCGGCTTATTGTTCTGCAATATAAAACTAATTTTTAGAAAGTAAAACTTTTTTTACCTCTTTTTTAGCAGGATACTTAGCTGAATAATAAAGCTTTTTGTAATCCTTATTTAGCTCTTTTGCTAAATGGTCTTGCCATTGATTAAATTTAGATTTTTCCATAAGTTTCGTTATAATATTCTTCTCCTTTTTTAAATGGTGCATTGAATGGTAAAGCGTAAGCCATAAGTGCCCCATCATTATGCGCACTAATTATTTGCTCTATCTCCATTGCTTTGGCTTGCTCCCATATTTTATTATTACTAATAAATTCTTCTTCGTCATGAGGCTCAAAGTTTAAATTATCTTCTAGCCATTTTATTGCTGTTTTTTTATTTTCCATACTAAGAATTAAAAAGATTAATAAATTCTTTTAAAAAAGGATTGTCTTTCATTTCAAATAATTGACATTCGTGATATTTGCCTTGAAATAAAACATTACCTTTTGCATCAATTACTTGATAAGTTTCATTTATTAAGTGAATGATTTTCATCTTAGTTAGTGTTTATTAGTGCGTCTTGCACTGCTTCCCAGTAATCTATGTCATCGCCTAGCGTAACTCCTACAAGTAAATCAATGTGTAGTATTGCGGAGGCTATTGCCTCTTCTTTGCTTTTCTTAGTCCTTACTTGAGCATTCATAAAATGCTTAATAAGCTCGGTTGATTTTTGCTTAGGTGTCATAGTCTAGTTAGGTTTAAGATGTTCCAATTTGGAACACCTATGGTTTTGTTAGTAATCTCTGGATGATTAAATATAAGCGTCCTATCGTCATCTGTTGAATCTAACAACCGACTAACCATAACTTGAGTACCTAAACCAAATTTGTACTCGACTTCATACATTGCACCTTTATGTAGCTTGTAGTTTCGTGTTTCAAAAATGAATATTTCACGCCCACTATCCGCTTTTAATACGTGTACTATTTCTCTATTTTTCATGTTCTTTCATTAATTGTTTAAGTTCATTCATTACCTCTGGGTAGTTTACCTTCCCATAAACGGTTTGTTGTACTAAAGCTTGCGACCATTGCCTCGCACTAAAAGGTAGTACACCTTTGGCGTTTAGTCGTTCGGCTACTAATCTGTAACTTTCTAATTTACCTATTTTACGCATTTTCTATTTCTTTAAAATACGGCTCCGAGCCTATAACTTTGAAACCTTCTAGTAGTTTATAATCGCAATACCTTAAATAATCTTCTTTAGATTCAAATCGTTCTATCACTTTATAATATGAGTTGCCAGGACTTTTTAAATCTAGTCGTAAAACCTGAGGATAAACCTCGACTATTTTTTCTTTCTCTCCAATATAAACTAACCCTTCGGCTAGTCTATCTGCCATCCAAGAGTTTAACTCCGATTCAGTTTCAAAATCCATATAATAAGATTGAAGCCACCTAGACTCTCTCTTAAATTCAAAGCAAACATTATCTTTATACATGGCTAGAATGGTAAGTCGCTTAAAGGTAGATTAACGTTTTGTTTTGGTAGGTCGGAATCGTAAATAACTTTTCCGTTACCAATATAAACTTTAGGAAGTTTAGCGTCACGCTCCTCCTTGGTTTGTGAAATCCAAATCGAAGCGTTATTCCCGTACTGGTCGGGAGTGTCGTTTAGCGAGATGGTAATATTTACCGATTCCTCGCCTGTGCGTTTGTTCGTGTAGTGAACTAAGCCTTGTAGTTTTGACTTGTTAATTTGTGAGTTAATTAGCTTTCCCATTTTATTTATTGATTTGTTGTTTACGAGTTTTGAATGCTTCTAAGTCGCTAGGAGTTAGTGAGCTTTTAAATGTGTTATAAAGTAATCCTAGTTCGTCTTCGGTGTGTACATTTGTTAACATATCTAAACGAAACTTAGGAGATTGAGCTACTGGCATACTTGAGCCTGCTGCGTCCGTGTCTTTATCGGTCACTAAACCAAGCATCGAGCTTAAAGCATAACGTCTGAAGTAAGTAACACCTGAACCATAGCTTTGGTATTCGTTCATAGCCCCTAACTTTACTAAAGGTATCGGAGTGTGGCTTTCGATTTGCTCTCCGCTTTCTACGTGGAAAAGAATAGTCTTAATCCCGTTGTCTTGCAATAGCTGAGTAAAACAAAGCTTGTGTTTCTTTAGCAATGGATTAATTACGCTAAAGATTTGAGGTAGGTCGGCGTAAGTATAGTTATGCCCTTTAGTATCCTTATGTATAATTGGGCATTCGTTTTGAAAGTCGCTAAGTGCTTTAATTAAATTTTTCATTTGAGATAATGTTTACAAGTTTAGAATTTGATTTGTGGCATTCGTGAGAGATAATATCTCTTGCTTGCCAAAGCTCTGGATTATACGACCAAGTCATAGTATAGATTCCAGCTGAGTCTTCGAATTGTGCTTTTAAGATACTCATAGTTTAGATGTTTTGAATAAAGTAAATGATATAAAAGGTAAGGTAGGCAAATGCTGAAATCATGATAGCTCCAGCGATGTCGTTTTTATCGACTTGTTTAAGATGTTCTCTCATTTTTTTTAATAGTTTAGAATTAATTACTCTGTTTGTTGAAACAAAGATAATACAATTACTACAAATAAAAAAAGTTTTTTTTAATTATTTATTTAACGGTAACAAAAATGCCCCTAGACAATATCCAGAGGCATTCAATACACAATTCTAAACCTATTAACTATGAAAAACAATCTAAATTACACAATTTTTCCGTCTTTAATCATAATGTTTTGGACTTTTGTTTTGCCATCGTTTATTTCTACTAGTGCAAAGCCGTGATTATGTTGAGCAAACGGATAATATTTAGGGCTTAATTGAGTTAAACATCCCATTGAATAAGTATGAAAGAACTCTTTAAATCCATTCTTTTTAGTGGTGCTAGTAGTTCTATGCACGTGGCCTATCAAAGTATTACAAAACGTTTTATTAAATGTGCTTTGACTTGGGTTCATTCCGCCTGCCATAAGCTCATGACCGTGAAGTAAAAGCAAATCGCCAATTTCCATACCTTGCCAATCGGGTACAAAAATCATATTAAGTTTATCTAGCCTAAAAAAATACTCAAACTGCATCTCGTGTAGCTGGCTAAACTCTTCCGCTTGTTCATTTAAATACCTTTGCCATCTATTTTCGTGGTTGCCCATCTTATAATAAATAGGTATTTGAGGGAATATATCTCTAATCTTTTGAAGGAAATTTCTGCCCATTTCTATCTCTCTAGGTACGTCCCTCATGTCTTTTTCCTTCTCATGGCGACTCAGACCGTAAAAATCGAAGACGTCCCCCAGCATCACCAGGGCATCGATTTTCTGCTCTCGTAAATGTTTTATTGCACAAGTTAAAGCTTGCAAAGAATGATACGGAACATGAATATCTGATATGATTCCTACCTTCTTAAAATCATCTGTAATTTTTAGGCTAGTATATTCTTTTCCTAAGCTTTCTTCAATGCCAAAATTATCAACTTCGCTAAGGTCAAAGGATTCTATTACAGCTGCAGGTCTGGTCTTTTTAAAATGTTCGGAGCGAGATTTAACCGATATACCCATTCGTGTTAAATGGCGATGAAAGTTAGCCTGAGATTCAAAACCATAGCTTGCAAAATTCTCACGCTCAAAGTCTACCCGTGTTAAATTGACTGAGTAGAAATGGTCTTTAATCGCTTGCGCTTTTTTATTTAATTGCATTCAGTCCAAATTTAAGATATACCCAAGCTACTAAAGCTAGGAACTCAATTAACAAAAGCCAAACTACCCACATAGGTACTCTGTATTTAATTACCTCTTTGTCTCGGTACTCTATCCATTTAACCTTTGAGTTACGATAGTTATTCTCTATCTCATTACGCATGGAATCTAAATCTATCTGAGCGTGAATATTGCCACCTACCGAGCGAATAATCACCCGACCTTGTGGAGTTGCTATCTTGCTATAAAAGTTTGTAAGAAGTCCAGTAGAATCGCAAGGGCTTACGATTGTTAAGGTATCGTGAAAAGCCTTGTATTTCTCTATCGTTTTCACGGTTTGTATAGTGTCGATTCTAACGAGTTCTTTGTACTCGGTTATAGTCTTACTAGGCTTGCACGAAACGAACGCAATACAAGCCAAAAGAATAAGTAATTTTTGCATGATTATGAGAAGTAAAGGTTAGCCTCCGCTTGACGTCTTCTAGTTAATCCGGCTAGAACTCGACCGGCCGACTTATTCCATTTAAGAAACTCGTCCGCTATGGTCACGTCTTTAGGGTTAGCGTTTACCTTTTTGATTAAGGTAGACTTTTGTAATGCACCTGTGCCTACATTATAAGCAAAAGATACCAAAGCGTCGAATTGAGGTTGAGATATATCGTCCCTACAAAATGAGTCAACCGCTTTTTCATAAGTAGAAAGTGAATGTTTAAGAAGCTCTTCGGCTTGTTGTGGTGTTATCTTTGGGTCTTTAAGAGTTACTTTCTTACCGTTCGTATAATACGTGTTGCCGTACCCAATCGTATTTATACCCCCAGCGCACACATAAGGAGTAAGGCTCAAGCCTTCAAACTGCTTTATTAGCTCTAGTCCTTTTTGGCTTAATTTGGTTATTTTCATCTAGGATATTTAGTTTAGATTTAAGCGCAGAATTTTCGCTTTTAAGACTATGAACCTCGGCCGTCAATATGTCGATTTTATCACTTAACTCTTTTACTTTATCGCTCATATCCTGTGCTAACTCCCTCCATATTTTGACCGCCTCTTGGGTATTTGACAACTCCCCTCCTTGAATGTCTACATTTTCTTTCTTGCGTGTGCTAAAGTATGTCGCTAATGAAGCTACTAAAGCCGTTAAAATGTTTGTGAACCAATCAGGAAGGGAGTGTAACACCGCTAGTCTTTTTTAAGTTTTTGTAAAATTTGCGCCTTTGCAATGATTGCGAAATTCTCGTTATCCTTTACAAAGTTTTTAAAAGTTTCTTGGTCGCTAGAGTCTAAGTCTAGTACCTCGCCTTTGTTAAGTGCTAAAGCCCACTCCCAAAACTTAAGAGCATCGCCCTTAGATTGTTGAACAAGTGAGTTAGCTACTAGCTTACCAGCGTTTGCGTTGTCGATAGACTTGCCGTCTAAATCGACTAGGTCAAAGTTTAAATCAATTTTCATTTTTTTGTTGTTTGTTTCACTATAAACGCAATTAGATATTTTTTGTTTCTAATTCCGTCCAAGGAAGCGGGTAAGCCACAATCGGAGGATTTAAAAAGTTCTCAATCTGAGCATCTAAATTTGCCTCGATTGCCTCGCTATCTAACCCAGCCGAAAGCCAGCCTTCGACCATTTCTTTCGTCACTTCATCGTAAGGAGTGAAGCTCGCTTCGTGTGGTGCGTCGACTCCCAAAGCTCCGTAAGTATCAGCGGTAAATTCTTTTTCAATTCCTTTCATTGATTCTACATCAAAATAAGGATGCAAAATAGTCTTTTGTGCTCTATAGTGAATAGTACTAATTACTTTGTCCATCCCGTCTAAAGAGGGGATAGAATCTAGTTGAGAAATTACCCAGTTGAATGCCATATTATTTGTTTTTTAATGTGTCTAATTCTGCTTTTAATTCTTTGATTGCTTGTACCATTACGGGAACGATTTTAGAATAATCTACGCTTTGCATTTTATCGCCATCTTTTACACCAGTTACGGCATAAGGTAAAACCTCAGCTAGTTCATGGGCTAAAACGCCATCCATTCGTTGGTCAGATTCTTTCCACTTGTAATCGTAAACTTTTATTTTATTTACGGTTTCTAATCCATTAATATTTTTTAAATCCTCTTTTAATCTATAATCTGAAGTTGCATTAAAATAAGTTGTTGAACCTAAAACAGAAATGCTTCCTGTATATGTTGAACCTCTATAAAAAGAAAAATAATCTCCTTGACTATTATTAGACCTTTGTATATAATTTGAGTCAGTAACTGCAAGCCAATTAAATGTTAATCCAAAAGTTGCGCCTATGCTTGTATTACTTGCAGAAGATATTGGAGAAGATGTTCCTACTAAAAGTCTTCCGCTTGTATCAATCCGCATACGTTCGGAAAATGTAATTGCATTTCCAGCAGTTCCAGAAGGAGCATTTGCCCAAACAATGTCAGAGCCATCCATGTATTGACTAGTAGCTCCCCCATTAATTAAATAGGTATAATTAAATGCATTAGCTATTGCATTGTGAGATAAATTTGTTGCGCCACCACCTCCATTAAATCCACTTAACGAAGTCCCAAAACCTCCTAATTGCAATACACTTCTTGAACCCCAATTACCAGAAGGAGTCGTTCCTATTCCTATGCTTTGTCCAGTAGTAATTGTTAATGCAGGAGAACCTGCACCATTTGTAAAAAATCTTAAGCCACCACCTGCTGAATTAGTATATAAATCATAAAAACCGCTACCTCCGCCAATTGCATTAGATTTACCAATATAAAATTCATCAGAACCATTTCTTTGCCATGCAGCATATGGTCCACTTGCATTAGTTGAATTAAACAATAGCATTCTACTTAAACCACTAGAAAAAATAGATATACCTCCATTTGAAATATGAAATGGTAATGTAGAAGTAGTATTATTGTAAATACCAAAACCGTTTCCTAAACCGCCATCTCCATTAAATAGATAAAAGTTATTTCCATGTCCACTAATTTCAGAAAGTGTTAATCCGTTTTGTGTAGAACCACCTGATAGTGTTAGTTTATTTGAAGCTGTGCTACTAAGCGTAGCACTTGCTGCCGTAACACTACTCGAAAACGTGGCTGCGCCTGTGTTAGTTAAAGTAAATAATGTTGCAGTATCAGCTTGATTATTAATTCTAAATGTATCGCTACCACTATAAAGATAGTTTGAACCAGTATATGAAGAAGCAAAAATTTGAGTTCCTCCTACGGTTCTCATATATGAACCGCTTGTACTACCCCAGTTTAAATTAGTTGTAAAGCTAGCACTCGTACCACTTAAAGCTCCAGCAAAAGTAGTGCTGCCTCCCTGATTTAAAATAATATGGTTTATGCCATCGGTATTATTTCTAATAATTAAATCGCCCTGATTGCCTCCGATTAAATCGCCTCTATTAGTTAATAATCTCCACTCTTTTGAAGACTCAATAGAAAGAAACGTATTATTTCCATTTGCCCCTGTGCTCTTAACTTTTAATCCAATTGGGCCACTACCGATTAACTCTAATTTACTAGAAGCATCTGAAGCCGAAGTTGCACCGATAAGCAATGCGCTACCCGTGTCGTAAAGTAAGCTATTGCCTATCGCTGAAGTTCCTGTAAATTTAGGTAGGTAACTAGAAGTTCCCGTGCCAGTAACTGGGTTAGTTAAAGCGTTTTGCTTGCCGTTAAATGTATTCCAATCTGTAGAACTTAAAGCACCAGTTGCGCTTGTACTTGCTAAAGCTAAAGATAAAACTTGAGTGCTTAAAGAAAGACCGTTTGCCGTTCCAATAGTTACGGCATTGTGTATGTCGCTAGTTAATGCTAAAGTTCCATTACCAGTAGGCAAAGTATAATTATTTCCTCCGCCTGAATTATAAATAAATTGAGCTTGTTTTGTGCCAGCTCCGTTTATAAAAATAAAATTATCAGCAGTACCTCCGATTTGAGTATAACCAGGAATATTATTAAATCCGCCTGATTCGTTAAACTTTAACAAGTTTGCTAAAACGCCAGTCGTAAAAGTCTTATAACCCGAAATACTTTGGTCTCCCGTAGTAGCAACATATCCAGCTAAAGAAGGGATATCGCTTGTAAGGGCAATAGTTCCAGATGCGTTTGGCAAGGTGTAATCCCTTGAAGCGCTTAGGCTTGTAAGAATAAATTTAGCCATATTGCCAGCAGGCAAACTGAAAATAATACCTGTGGAATCTGAATCAATGCTATTATACCCAGCAAGAAAGGAAACGCTTGAATCTTGTTTGATAAATATTGTGTTATCAAATAAGCCAAAACCAGTGAAAGTCTTAGTTCCTGAAATAGTTTGGTCTCCACTCGTAGCTACGTAACCGCTTAAAGAAGCGGAAGTTAAATAGGTGCTTGAATCTACCGAGCCATCTGCCTTTAAAAATTGGGCAGATGTACCGCCAGATTTTACTAAGGTAGTAGCGTTTAAAGTACCTATAATAGTAACCGCATTACCACTACCACTAGTCTTATTAACATAAATCCCTTCACCGCTTCCACCCTTGATAATATTTAAAGATATACCACTACCGCTTGAATGTGTAATTCCTACCGTATCACTACTTCCTGAGCTAGAAAATGTACCCTTAGCTGCAATGATTGTATGAGTTCCTAAATTTACGTTTCCAGTTGCACCCGTATAAGGTACAAACCCTGCAATATCTGGGAGCGTTGCTAAAGTTCCATCGCCTCTTACGTATTGTGCAGTTGTACCTGCACCCGTAATCGCTAAAGTACCCGAGCTAGTGATAGGAGAACCCGAAACACTAAACGCACTTGGCACTGTCATAGCTACCGAAGTAACCGTACCCGTATTTGAGGTGTAACCGTTCGGATTTGACGCTGGGTAGTAAGTTGTATTGTCGTAAGAGATTGTCGTTCCTGAAGCCTTTACAAAGCCCGTACCATTTAAATCGTCTTGCTTTGCATCTAGTGCAGTTTGCAAATCTGTTTGATTTGATAGCGTTCCAGTGATGCCACCCCAAACCGCAGCCGAAGATGAAACCTCAACGTAAACGCTACCGCTCCAACGATAGATTTTATTCGTATCTAAAGTAATATAAATCTTACCAGTTTCGCCAGTTGCTGGAAGTGTTCCAAAGCTAGAAACCTCAATAACATCGTCAACGTAGCTAGGTAATTGAGAGCTAGGAACTTTGCCATCGCCACCTAAAGAAGCGTAACCATTATTAACTCCCTTATTAGCTACATTCTCAGGTGTATAACCTAAAGCCGTAGTCACATCGCTAGAAGTAATACCAGTCAAATAGGTGTTAGTATCAATCGTATAGCTATTGTTAGCAGTCTTTTTAAGTAAACCAAACGTATCACTAAGGGCAGCGATAGAAGTTAAGTCTGCGTCTAAAGGTTGTTTGTTATTTAAAGCCGTTTGTGTAGCCGTTGAAATAGGCTTATCTAAGTCGCTTGTATTATCTACCGCCCCAAGTCCTACCATTGTCTTGGTAATACCGCTAACGGTTCCAGTAAAGGTAGGGGAGTTGATAGGAGCTTTTAGATTTAAAGCGTTTTGTAAGTCTGTTTGCTCGCTTAATGTGCCTATAATTTGCCCCCAAACTGGACTAGAAGTTGCTGAAATCTCAGCATAAGCAGAACCAGTCCAGCGATATAGCTTATTAGTATCCTTAGCAAGATAGAAATAGTCGCTTGAGCCAGTCGCTGGGAAGTCTGCAAGCGAATCAAATTGCAAGATATTAACCTCTCCTCCTGAGCGTAAGATATTAATCTCAACTAAGGTAGGCGTGACGTTAAGAGTTACGTCTTGCGTCGCATCTGTTACATTTATATCGATGTTATTCTCGTTATTAACGTAGTCGACAGTTATGTTTTCTACTATTACGTTCTGAGTAGCCGTGACCGTAACCTCTTCAACCGTAGTACTTACATCTAGTAAGACGGTTTCAACGGTTTCAGTTACCGTAATATCTATTATTTGGTCATTAGGCTGTGCCGAAACGCTAATATTATTAACGAATTCGGTCACTCCGATTGTAATATCATCCATTGTTATCGAGTTATTTCTGGTAGAATGTTAAATGTTCCTTGTACGTAAGTCTTCACGTCTCCGCCTGATAGCGTAAACTGAATGTCGTAGGAATAATTAAACACCTCAATATCAATAATCTGTTTGTTAATTTTAAATAGCCCTGATGCTGCGTTTGTAATAGTAATTCCAGCAGAACTAGCCGAAGTCAAAGATAGAGCCGCAGTCGCATCCGAAGCACTCTTTCTTAATTGCATTCTAATAACTGCACCCGTAAGATTTACTGCTACGTTATTAATCTTTAATTCAAAAGCTACTTCGTCAAAAGTATCGCCTTTTATATGCGTGAAATTAAGACTCATTTTGTATTTTGTTTAAGTATATTTTTAACTTTTTTACGTTCGACTTTTTAGGCTTATAAGTACCAGCCACCGAAGTCTGATTTTTTGTCTGGGAACATATCCGCATTGCTATTCGTGTTATATTCTGGAAATTGCGACTGATTAAAACTCATGTAATCAATAAAACGACGAGTATAATGCTCGGCTATTGAACGCTCTTTTTCAACTAAGTAATCTATTTCCCCTTTCTCAACGTTTGTGCTATTTTCGCTACTATGTTTAAATACGCCTTTATTAGCAATTGTATAAGCTGCAAAAGGTAAGAACTCAACCATAGACCAATGAATAACCATAGGCTTAATATAAACGTTTAAAAGCATCGTATAAGGACTAGTTAAATTACTAGCTACTATGCCATCGTTTATCTTATTAAATAGCTTAGTGCCTAAGTACCCTTGAATATGAGTATCCTGAGCAACTTTAACCCATTGAATAAATTTATCTACGTCCACGTTACCATTCAGGGCAGTGAATTTTACAATATCGTCTCTTGAAACAAAAAGCGCTTGAGCCATTTTATTTTATTTTAAAAATCCTTGATTTGGCATATTAATTGGTTTTGTATAAACCAATTGACTGTCTTTTTTATAATCTTTTCCATCGCTCTTAGTAAAAGGAGCTGGTAATATTTCGCCTGCTTTACGTGCCTCCGCTGGGCTTATCTCTTCTGCTCCCTTTCTACGTGGGTCTATAAAACGCTTATAGGTTTCACGCGTCCAATAGTGATGGCAAGCTCCGCCTCCTTTGTAAAGGAATATGTCGTAAGTATCAGTCCCTCTCGGACCCCAACCTGGATTCGTATTTGTTTTTTGACTCATAAGCATTATATCTTCTTTGCGATACAATTTATTAGCCGAAATCATTTTTTTACAAAACTCTCTAGAATCGCTTGAAATTTCGCCACTATAACGGTAGCGAGATGCAAACAATTTCCCGTCTTGGCCTGAGCCTAAGTCTGGTCTTGCAACTCCAGTAGAGACAAACTCCCAAACTTTAGATAAAACAGATTTTTTAGGGTTATTTAAGGCGTCTAGCTCTGCGTCTAAGCGCTCTTCGTCTTCGTATGATACTGGTCGACTATCTATAAGTTCCCACTCGTTAGGGTCAAGTTCTGCGCTAAATTCTTCTACGTCTAATTCTTCTAAATGCTTAGATAATTTTACACCAGTCTCTTCTTCCATTGTAGCTGAATCCATAACCGGATTTTGGTCGATAAATTCAAGAGGTTGTAAAGTCTTAAAGTAAAGATTTAAGCTAATAGCATTGAATGCTAAAATCTTATCTATAGCATCTATAACCGTTGCTTGCTTAGGTCGGATAGTCATGTTATCAAATAAGATAGAAGCATTTTTAAGCTCATCCGCATTTGAACTAAATCCATTACTTGAAGGTATTCCAAAAAGTAAACCGCTAGTAATAGAGTGACCTAGCAAAATCTTACCTCTAGACTCTTCGCTTAAATAAGTATAGTGTGCAGGCGCATCATTTAAAGGTACATTATCAATAGTAGTCTTTTTGGTTTCATCACTATTGAATGAAACTACAATCTTAGCACCGCTTGCCCCTGTTAGCTTACGCTTAACGTCTGCCGCTTGCAATGACATTTTCTCCTCGTCCGGAACTCCGTTATTAAAGTTAATAACTGAAGTTGGAGAGAATCCATTTTGAACATCGTTAATAAGATAATCCGCAATTTCTTCTTCTAATTGAGTATATGGCAAAGCACCAATATAATCTACATTAGAATAGTATTTTTGTCCTACGCTATAATCACGAACGCAAAGAATTTCTAACGTTTTATCGCCATAACCAAAAGCCCCAATACGCTTAGGCATAAACTTTTTAACATCTTGCCAGTTATCGGAATAATAATACCCAGTGATTTCGCCTTTCTCATTGCATTTTTCTGCTCTAATTAATTGAGCTGGAACGTGTTCAACTCTTACAATAGAATCCTTTGCCTTATTATAAATAAGTTGAAAATATCCTTGCCCTAAAAGTTTGTAGTCCGTAATTACGCACTTTAAAACCTCTGGTCTAAATAACATTTTCATTTGAGCGTATTCATTCGGCTTCTTATTTGAATCCGTAGCGTCTAACCCACGTCCATAAATCAATTTATTAATAGAGTTAATAACCGAGTTATTTGTAGTCGAGTTATTATATCTGTCAATTAGGTACTGAAAATAGTCGTTATCGTCGCCAAACTCTACCCAAGCTTCTCTATTAGATTCGTTGGATTGAGGCGGTTTATGCGATTCAAAATTGAAAACATGAACGTTACTCATAGAATATTATGTTTTGGTCGTTTTGTTTGTACACATCTTTATTTACCGAGTAGGTATCAACTTCTTGATTTGTACAGAATATTTTGTCACGGTGAACTAAATAGTAATCTAATTTGCCATCTATTACACCATAGTATTTTAATTCTACGCTATAAAAGTGTCCTTGCTCAATAAAATCAAAAACTAAATCGAAGTAAGAATGAAAGGATTTTTTCTTTACGTAAATTGACTTAGTAATTGTTTCGTTTGTCGTTTCGTTTGTGATATACATAAAGTTCGCATCGTTTAACCTTGTGGGGATAAACGTGAAACGTTGAACCGTACTATTCTCTTTAAGAATTACCATAACCTATAAACGTTTTTTAATATGTTTTGTTTCTAAAATAGAAAAGGGTGGGACATCAGCCCACCCAGTTCCAAACCGTAAACAACAAAAAACTAATTAAACTCCAGTAGTTACCGTAAATCCAGCTGTAGTTAAAGAGGTAGTTATGAAGTTAGCAGGCACTGGTTCTTGTCCAGATAATACTAAAGTATAACCACTTAAGTCTCCCATTGCAGCGCCAGTAACGATAGTACCGCCAGATACTTCCATACCGTGCTTAACGCCACAATAGAAGAAATTACCGTTGTTATCTTCTACAATAACTTGAGGACGTCCGTAAGACAAAAGTTTAATTTGCTTATGGTCTACAACTGACAACTTTTTTAAAGTTAAGTTAACCGTTTGCTCAAAAAATGTAGTTCCGTTTTCACGGCTAGAAGTAATAGTTTGCTCAAAAGAGCTATTACCTTTTAGGTCGTACTTATATGCAATTGGAGTACCAAGAACCGCAGAGATTGCGTCGGTATTCGTAACGTCATAAGTATAACCAGTAGCGTCACCCCAGTTAACAAAGTAAACAGCTTTTAAACCACCGTTACTCGTTTTGCAAGGCTCAATTCTCCCTAAAGAAATATCGCACATAATTATTTATTTATAATGTTTAAAAATAAGCACCCCGAATTAACGAGGTGCTATTGATTTCTACTAATTTGCGGAATTTGTAATTCCGTATGTTACGATGTCTTGAACTACACCGTACTGAACACCAGCAGATAAACGCATAATTACGCGAACGTTCTGAGAACCATCGATATCTGCTAAATCTATAACCTTAACTTCAGTGTGGTCAGATAATAAAGAAGTACCGAAGTATAAGTTGTCTTTAGTTGTAGCGATTGCTTTGTTAGCACCCATTCCGTTTGCTACAAAGATTTTAACACCATCAAAAGAAAGAGAACCATTGTTATACCATTGAGTACCCATTGCGTTAGTACCGTTAGCACCTAAGCCTGAAGCACCAAAACCACCTAAAGCACGAACGTAAGCACGAGCCATGTTCTGAGATACATAAAGGTAAAGGTCTTCGTTTCCGTAAAGAGCAGCAGGGATAGCATCTACGATTTTACCCATTTCAGCAACTACGTTAGCAGCAGTTACAGTAGTTCCAGCAACTTCTTGAGCTGAAGGTAAAGAAGCGTCCGCAGCTAATAAAGTAGCGAAACCATCAAACTCGCCAGCGTTAGCGTTAACACCTGACCAGATGTTTGTCTCATTCTTTGCAGCAACTTTAGCAGCTACGTGAGCAACTAAGAAATCTTGGAAAGAAGTAGGCAATACATCAAAAGAAGAGAAACCTTGTTGTGCAGAAAGGTAATCCGAGTGGAAATCTTTTTTGCAAAGTTGTAAGTTAACTTGGAACTCTTCTGGAGTGATGATACGCTCAGTTAAAGTAACCGTAGATGTTGCATCAAAATCACA